GGACGGGATCTATAGGTCTACCTGGCAAGACGTGGACCGCATCAACGCCCAGATCGCCCAGAGCTACGCCCAGCTACAGGACCTTAGGAGGCAGTACGAGGCCGCCCAGCGCCAATACGAGGAAGCGAAGGCCAAAGCCATGGAGCTGGAGCGGCGGATCGCTGACCTGGAGTCCCAGGGGGTGTTCTGCTGATGGAGTGGAAGGACGTCCTGGACATGGGCTTGGGGGCGGTGGCCTTTGTGGCCTTCCTCAAGCTGGTTTTCCGCGACATGGCGGATCTACGCCAGCGCCTAGAGCGCCTTGAAGACCAGGCCCGCCGCCAAAACTACTACCTTTCCCGCCTGGTGAACGCGGTAGAGGCCCAGGCCCTGCGCCAGGGCCTTCGCCTGAGGAGCGTGAAGGAGGTGCAGGATGGAGAGTAAGACCTTGCTTTTGGTGTTGGTGGGCTTCGGCGTGGCGGCCTACGTGGCCTACCAGCTGGGGAAGGGGGGCGCGGGGGAGTCTAAGCCGGCTTCTAGTTCCAAGCCCTCCCAGAACGCCCCGGCCCAGCTGAGCCCCCCGCCCTCCAGCGGCCTGGATGAAGGGGGCGGGAACCTCTTCCCGGGCCTGTCGGGGATGGACGAGGCTACCCTTTGCCGGCTGGTGCCAAGCGTGTGCGCCTGGCGAATCCCAAGACCCCTCCCGGTGGCGCCAATGCTGTAGGGGGTGGGCGTGAAGGCGCTTTGGCTTTTGGTGGCGGTCTTGGCGGGGGCGGTGGTGGGGATGGGCGTGGCCAGGTGGAAGGCCGGCCCCTCCGGGCCTTCCACCGCCCCCTCCCCCGCCAACCCGGACGAGCAGGTGTGCCCTCAGGTGATCGCCACCTGCAATGACGGCACGGTGGTCCCCACGCCGTGCGGGTGCCAAGGCCGTGGGGGCGTGAAGCGGTTGGGGGTGATGGTGTGAGCTGGCATGACCTTGTACCTTCGGGGCAGACCTGGGTGGTCTGGCTGGTGCAGGCCCTCCTCGCGGCGGGGCTGATTGCCCTCTTGGCCGGGGTCATCACCCGGCTCCTTTCCGCGATCCCCGTGGTGGGGCCCGTGCTCGCGGCGGCGGTGCGCATGCTCTTCTCCAACTACGAGCGGTGGCTTTCCGAGCGTGTGCCCAAGCTGGCCGAGCAGGCGGTTCTGGCCACGGAGGAGAAGTGGCGGAAGGTGGGGAGTCAGTACGACCCCGCGGCCCGCGCCCAGGCCAAGCTTCAGGAGGCCATGGAGGCCCTGCAGCAGATGGCCCCCGGCCTGCCCCGGGACATAGCCCAGAAGCAGATTGAGGCCGCCTTGGCCCGCATCCGGGCCATGGGCATGGAGCAGAAAGTGGGAGGTGGCAGATGACCTTTTCTGACGGCCTTCGCTTCGGTGCCGGCTTCGTGGTGGGGGGCGCCCTCATTTGGGTAGGGGTGCTCCTCATTTTGGCCCTGATTGGTGCGGTGGTGGGCGGTGGCGATGGACGAAAAGGTTGAGGTGGTCCAAAACCGGGTGAGCCTTTGGGAGGCCTACAAGCAGGGGGTGGGGGTGGGCCTGGGCGTCTTGACGGTCTACATCTTGGCCCTGGCTCTGCTGGCCTTTTTGGCCACCAAGGCCTTGACGCCAAAGGAGGGCCAGCCCCAGCCTGAGCCTAAGGAGGGCAGGACATGCTCCAACTCCTGGGTCTAAAGCCGGAAGAGATACAACGCCTCATCGCCGAACTGCAGGAGGCCATTCGGGCCCTGAAAGGGGAGATGGCCTGTATAAAGGCCTCCCTGGAGGCCATTGAGCGCATCTTGGGCTACGAGTACGGGAGGCCTTCTCGGGCCCTGATGGGCCATGACCCCCTGCGGCTTCCCCTCATCGCCCAGGTGGAGGCGGCTGGGGAGGCCAAGCGGGTTGACGTGGCGGGCCTCCTGGGCAAACCCGCCACCCGGGGGCACGTGGTCAACATAGGGGATGCCCGAGCAGCCTTGTGGTTTGAGACCGGGGCCCAGCGGGTGGGCCCGTACTACCTGCTCCCCGCGGCCGCTCTGGACCTCTCTTGGGCGCTGGAGATTTTGGAAGTCCGGGACGCCGGGGAAGGGCCGGCCAAGGTGCAGATTCTGATGCAATGATCCCTGTCCAGGCGGGCAAAAGGAGCAAGGGGTACTTCCCGGAGGTGCGCTACAGCCGGGGTCCCCGGGCCATGGGCGAAACCGGGGACAACTCCTTCAGGACCCTCCTGGGCTACCTGTGGATGGCGGTCCTGGACCGCTCCCGGGGCTTCCGCCTCTTCCAGGCCCAGGTGCCGGAGGAAGGGCCCTGGGCCTTGGACGACCCCCGGGGTCCAAATGTGGCCGTGTGGATTGAGGTGGAGGTGCCCCCTCTTCCCCACCCCGCCCGGGAGGTGCGCCATCTGGCCGTCTGCTTTGACCAGGCCGCCCGCCACGTGGTGGCCTACGAGTACCAGGGCCAGGTGTACGTGCGCCAGTGGGATCCCGTGGCCGGAGCCTACACCATGCGGGGACCCTTCCCCGGCGTAGATCCGGTGCTCCTGTGGGACTACGAGGTGGGTTACTTCCTGCCGGACTCGGACGTCCTCCTCTTTCACCTTTCCCCTGATCGGACTCAGGTCATCATGCGGGTGCAGAGAGAACTATACGCGAACCCCCGTGTGGTGCAGGCCCTTCCCGGCCCTGCCTACCTGGACCAGGCCCTCGCCCTCCCCTACCAGGCTGAAGTATTGGGAAGCCTGGACGCGGACCCCGACACCACGAGCCTGGTCCTTCGCACCGATCTCTACCCGGTCTACTTTTCCGAGGTGGCCGCTAGCCCGGTGGTCAATGCCCCGGTGGACTGGGACTACATCCCCATCGTGGTTACCCAGGACGTGGGGGTGGAACTGGCGGCCTCGGGAAATATAAGCCCGCCCACGGCCTGGGACTACATCCCCATCGTGGTCATCAAAGACCTCGGAACTGAAACGGCCGCTTCTGGCGCTGTGAGCCCCCCGGCGGCCTGGGACTACATCCCCGTCGTGGTCATCAGAAACCTTGGTACCGAGGACGCGGCTTCGGCCTCGGTCACCGCCCCCACGGCCTGGGACTACCCGCTGGTGGTGGTGGTCTACAACGGAGGCGTGGACACAGCCGCTTCGGCCTCGGTCGGCGCCCCTGCGGAGTGGAACTACTACGTGTAAGGTGTGGAGGTGAACCATGGATAAGCGCATCATAGTCCCCAGGATAGTGGTGCGGCCCATCCTTCCCCCGCCTCTGGAAATCGGCGCCCGCATACGGCCTCAATGGCTTCATTGGCAGGTGGGGCGGTATCGGGAGAAGCTTTCCTTCGGCCCCGGAGGCGAGGGGAAGGCGAAGGTATGGGTCTCCGAGAAGGAAGGGGAGCAACACAACTTGATTCTTGACTACTTTTACGACACAATCATTCCCAACCATGGCTTTATTGGCGCATCCCAGTACGCCGTCGTGGGCAGTGGCTCCACAGAACCGGACCCTAGCCAGATTCAGTTGGCTAGCGAGGTTGCAAGGTCAAACACGTTGCCAGATGGAGAGTCAAACGAAATAGAAGCTCTTCCAACTCCCGGCGAGTACATCATCCGCCGCATTGTTGAGTTTTCATTTGGGGGAAGTGGGGGGATTAATCTAACTGAGTGGGGCTTTACTCCAGGGGGCTTGAGTACCGGCCTCATGACACGCGAACTGTTTAGGGATGGCTCGGGCAACCCCGTTGTGCTCACGCTAACCACAGACCAAAAGTTGAGGTTGATTTACCGCTACAAGGTTACCGTGTCGCCCACATCGCCGCAAGACGTATCCGTGAACATCGGAGGCAATGGCCCAGGGATTAGGACGGCGAAGTTTTTGCTAACGGGAAGGATAGGCAACGTTTCCACGCCATACATGGGCGTACGTATATCGTCCGACTCTTCATACGCCGCGCGGAGAGGGGACCTCATCATAGCGGACGTGTTTGCGCGAGCGGGCACGAGAGGGGGAGTAGGGACGGCTGGGGTCTCAAGTAGCGCAGCGCCGCTCACGTATATACACTCAACCACCAGGGTAGCTACAGCGAACCCAAACAAAAGCCTTTCTTACGAAGCCCCGGTAGGCAGGTCTAGAAGAGCGTCAATACTCTTCCAAACTTCAGAGGCCAACATAACCATCAAGTCCGTGATTCTAAACAGCAACATGGGAACTGCGCTAAACACGGATACCGGACCCGGCGGCAACTTGGTCTTTGACAACGGTCAGGAGTTCACTAAGGACAGCTTGCACAAGCTATTTATCGGATACTGGCAAATCACCTGGGGGCCGTGATGGTGCCTACCGTGCGTGCCAGGAGCCTGGTCCTTCCCCCTGCGACTCCCACTCCTCAACCCGGGGCCACCGTAGCCCCGGGGGCCCGCAAATCCTTTCACCACGTGGCGGGGGAAGTGGTGGGCAGCGGGGTGCGCTACGGTGACCTGAACGCCTTCGCGTGGTACTACGCTGGCGGCTACCTGACCCTCAACCGAGGCAGGAAGCGCATCGGTAGGACCTTCAGGGGGGCCGAAGATGCCAAGCGCAAGGTCCAATAAGGCCCTGGTCTTTTTAGGCCTGCTGGGCGGGGTAGCCCTCCTGGCAGGCGCTGGAAGGGCCGGCACGGCCAGGGCCACCAAGCCCGGGGGCTCCTCCTCCCCAACACCGGACTGCCCCTATCCGCCACCGGGCCCTCCCCCCCTGGACAAGGGCCGGTGGGACCTCATAGACCGCATCTACGCCCGCATCCTGAAGGTCAACCCTGCCCTGGGGCGCCAGACATGCAGGGAATGCGGGGGGCGCAACATTGCCCACGTGGTGGCGGGGGCCCTGGCCCAGGCTGAAGGCATGGGGGTGCCCGTGGACCTGGTGGTGGCCTTGGCCCGGAAGGAGTCCACCTTCAACCCCCACGTGGACCGGGTGGCCTACGCCCTTCAGATCAGCCAGAACGGGGCGAACTGCGCCTCGGGCAGTGAGATAGGGCCGCTTCAGGTCAAGCCCTGCGCCTTCCGCCAGGTGGGCATGGATCCCACACTCCTTCTCAACATGCCTTTCCCCGCCCGGGTGCAGTACACCACGGCCGCCGGC